ACTAATGATTTTTCGTGAGATTGTGTCGTTGCCAGCCGCTCCATGACCCATATATACATATTGATCAGGATCAAGTGCGTTAACAAGATGTACAGGCCAAGTAATATCTCTATTAGGAACTTGACTGTACGAACATCCTCCTGTTATTATTAATTTTGGCTTGTGATTCATTTTATGTCTATCCAATTAAAAAGTTGAACTATCCTTGCAGTATCATCAGTAGTTCCAAAAACAGGGCCGGGGCCGTGAAACTTAGATGCTGGGTATATTATTAATCTATTGTAGACTATGTTTGATACCGTATGTATGTTCCACTTGTTCATGTCTTTGTATTCTTTGCTACTAACTATATCGTTGATATGTTCCGTATTTAATGCTCTGTCAGACCCACTAGATTTCTGTTTATAGAAAAGAGTGCCAGGAGTATTGTCGTGGTCTTTTGATAGATAAAGCACTCCTGCATAATAGATATCTTCAGGTGAATCAGCATGTAGTGTGTTATCGAACATTCCTGTCGAGGAATCAGACTTGCTTATTCTAAAACTACCACTATCTATCTGTCGCATTTGTCTAAGATTTTTTTGTAAAATGTTAGAGACTACTGCATCAATCCAACCAGTACCATATGTCTCTTTACTCATCTTACCTGACCATGGTGCATTTCCGTTTGGATATCCTTTTGAGAATTTTTCAGGATAATACTCACAAGAAAGGGCGAAGTCTCTCACCTTATCTGGAGTATCATAAAAATTATCAATCGAGATTAAACCAATATCCATTACTTGTTTTCGAATATGCGATTGTATTGATTGTTTACTTTTATAAAGGTAGTACACTTACACAAATCTTTAAGTCTCTTCGCTCCTGCGTAGGTACAGGCGCTCCTAAGACCGCCTAGGATGTCTTGTACCACGTCAGCGACTGCGCCTTTGTAATCTATTAATACTTCTCTGCCTTCTGAAGTGCGATAGTCTCTAAGGCCGCCGAAATGCTTTTTGTTTGCTGAATCACTTGACATGCCATAGAATCGCACTACTGCTTTGTTATATGTCACTGGAGTATGGTTCTTTAAATGAGTGCTGACTTCGTATACTAGTTCAGTAGTACTAAAGTTTTTGTATATGACCTCGCCACCCCCTTCATCACATCCTGCCAACATGCCACCTAGCATTACGAAATCTGCGCCAGCACCAAATGCTTTTGCTACATCTCCGGCGCTACCACAACCTCCATCAGCAATGATGTGTCCACCAAGACCATGAGCGGCGTCTGCGCATTCAATAATTGCCGATAGTTGGGGATATCCCACGCCAGTCTTAATGCGAGTAGTACAAACACTACCGGGACCAATCCCAACTTTGACTATATCAGCCCCACTTAGAATTAACTCCTCTGTCATATTACCCGTTACTACGTTGCCTGCTATAATAACAATAAAGGGGTAGTCCTTTCTTAACGTTTGGATAAATTTATTAAAGCGACTAGAGTAGCCGTTCGCTACATCAACACATACATATTTAATATCATCTCCAACGTCTGCATAGACTGCCTTAAACTTATCATAGTCGTGGTCCATGATACCCATTGAATAGGCAACGTACTCAGTAGGTGTAGGTTTTTTTCTGAAGTATCTAATCAATTTTTCGGCACTATAGGTTTTAGCTAGGCACGAGAACATTCCTAAATACCCAAGTCTATCTGCCATTTCAAAGGTACCGACTCCGTCCATGTTAGCCGCCATGATCGGAATGCCATTATAATGGGACCGCTTGTCATCAACAGAATAGGCTGGTTCTATACTAATGTAGTTTTTAAAAGTGTATTCTCGGTATAACTCGACTGCTTTGCGAGAACCTAATGCCGATCTTTTCGGTTTTATAAGCACATCTGAAAAATCTAATTTTACTTCAGATTCAATTCTCATTAAAATTTCGCCTCTCGTGCGTGTTTTCTATAATCAGGTGACATTCTCAACCACTCCTCACCATTACCATACATAATATCAATGCATCGATCTACAGTGCCGTCAGTCCAATCAGAAATCTTTCCTATATCTTTGTGTTGATCTGTTAATAAAGGATGCAATTTAGAAATTACATCTTCAATTGACCAAGGCACGTATAATCTATCTTTGCAGTTGGCAAATGTCTCAGGGAAACTCCTGTAAGCAGGAAACAACACGTTTGTACCTAATGCGTCTGCTTCGCTGACGGTGTTAGATACCCAGTCTTGTAATGCACAGTTAAAGATAACTCGTGTATCATTAAGTAAACGATAGTATTCATTCTTGGATAAGTTATCATAGATAACAAGTTTACCTTCTTCTGCAAGTCTCTCAGTGCGTTCCATGTATGAATTATTGTTACTGCGCAATGTAGCACCAGAGAATACTGCGAATTCTACATCAACACCACTACCTGTACCATACCTTTCGTACCATTCTTCAATGAGATCCATATAAAAGTCAGGTTGCTTCTCTTGATCCCAACGAGCAGAGAATCCTATACGCATTTTGCGTTCAGAGAAATCTTTGAAGTCTTCTAGTTCTAACAAACGTCTTTGTACTTCATTCTTACCGAATGCAAGACCTGAGATATTATAGATAGGAGCAGTCCAACCTGCTATCTTCATGTGTGCAACCATTTCTTCATTAGTTGCTAATACACCAGTCACGAACTCATTGACCATTTTCTCATATAGACCCATCCATTTACACATTCCCCAGACATGAACAAAATCGTCTGGGTCAATTGATTGTGCTAGGCATCTTACATAAACTTTCGGTCTATGTTCTTTCGCTACTTGATCCATTATATAAGGAAGTGATTCTATCCCTGGCTGAAACATATCTTCGAAAAATATTACATCATCGCTTGTTACTTCACCTTCTTTCATTAGTTTAACTAATGACATCATCTGTGACATGCCAAAGTAAGAACGACCATGAGCGTCTAACACTTGGCCTGTTACTATTTCTTGGTCAGTAGACAGTAGATCACCAGGAACAATCACGTAGTCAATATCTCTGCGATCAAAAACTTCTTTATTCCAATCAGTTAACTGTAAAGTGTACCTTGCTTGGTAGGGCTCCAGGCCCATATAATATAACTTACGCATTGTTTATTTCCTTCGGTAAATAGACTAGTACTGCCGCATGACATTTAGGACAGCTTAAATTAGTTTCCATGGCATAATCAGAATCTTCTTCGTCAATATCATGATCGCCTCCCCATATTAGTTCGTGATTACAGTGCCAACAATTCATAATTATTTAAAAACCCGTATAAACTCGTTCAATATCGTCTTCAATACAGTTGTCACCGAATTGAATCTCTATAATTTTTAGAGGATCATTCCCCTCATTCACTAGTTTATGCCATTCTGCGACATTGATAAAAGTGTGACCATGTTTACCAAACTTCCCTACTAGTATATCTTTGGTGCCACGTATGGGATCATTGGGATATGCAACTGTGTATACTGATGCAATTCCTTCTGCTACAAACCAGAATTCAGCCCTAGTTTGATGCCTTTGCATTGACAATGATGAACCTGGATCAACTGTCAGTTCTTTTAACTTAACTTCTCGACCGAACTCCTGTACAACACGATAATAACCCCACTCTCTGTCTGTTCTTGGGGCCGACCATTCTCCTAAAAGAGAAGAACTAGACTGAGACTTGCCTCCGCCTACGCCAAAAGCAAATGATAAATTGGTATCTGCATAGTTCATTTCTTTGATGTTTGCAGAGTTTCTATCTCCACCATTAGCAAAGATGATGTGTTCATCTGGAAACATATGCCGAGTAATGTGTATAGCATTGCTACTAGAATCATCTGTATCATCAAATGTGATAACCTGATCCACATTACGCATTGCCAGTAAAAGCCTAACACGTTCTTCTACTGGCATGAATGCTTTCCCTTTCTTGCGTCCAAGCCAATCATCACTGTTAACACCAACCACTACTTTACTTCCGAACCATGATTCATTTCTACCTAGTTCTTTCGCGGCGTCAATGTATTCTAAGTGACCACTATGTAAAGGATCGAATCCACCTGTTACCAAAACTACCACACCATTCTCTCGTGACGGAGAAGCCGGCATTTGTATTGGTTTTAGTTTAACCGAGTTTTCTACTACTGGAGCTTCAGCTTTCGCAGTAGCCTTTTTAGTGGTTACTTTCTTAGTTGCGTCTTTTTTGTTTATTTTTGCCATCTATTTCCCACATATTCCTCACAGGTTTCCCTGCCAGGTATCGCTGACTATACAGTCGCCAAATACGACTGCGTTTGTTGTAAAGACACTCGGTTTTGAATTTATAACCGTATTCTTTACAAAAAGCTGTGTAAGCTTCGAGGTCTTTAAAAACTTGAATAGTTTTTGGATTAGACTTAGACATATAACATTCCTTCTCTCAAATTAGTACGTTGTGTTAAGGTTAAGTCGTGATGTGTTGTATTCTACTTCACAACCATTTTCATTATCTTCTGCTACTGAAATTCTGACATATCTGCCAGGGTATTCCTGATTAATCCTGTTAAAAAGATCATCAGCAATCATTTCACAACTCTTAAAGTCAAGTTGTAAAATATCTTTGCCATACAGTCCTTCTAACCATCGCTTGAACTGTATGAATTCTATTTCTCTATCCCAGTGGGTTACTTCTATCCATACTTTGAAGTGAAATATATGTCTGTGTGGATTAGCAAGAAACGATACATCCATTTCCCCTGCTGTGCATAACTTGGGGTCAGTGCCTGCGGCAGGATAACTGTGTATTCCCTCTTTTTGAAAGGAAACCCATATGTTGCGTCTGCTCTGATCTACTAATTCTGCTGTGCTGTCCATATAAATATAATACTCTGTTATTAGAGGTAAGTCAATGGGTTTGGTTATTCAAGTACTTCGATTGTTGGATCAAGTTCTTCGTATTCTTCATTGTTATTTACTACGGGTTCTGCATCAACTGAAAAAAGTTGATCAAACATTGTACCTGCATTAACTGTGCGTTTACCCGAAAAGCCTTGTCCTGCTTTCACTTGCATCCAATATCTGCTGTGATGATCGATCAAATCCAAACTCTTTTGTCTGTCATTAAGACTAAAGATTTCGTCAACTAGTTCACCAAAGTTAACACGTTCAAATGTTTCGTTCATCAGCATCTTAGGTATAACACCTTGCTCATATTGTCGGTTTGCTTCTTGTACAGCAAACATATGTTGATATACATTGTGTGCCTGAAGTATTGTATAACTTAATGTGTCCCAGCTAGTCTTAGTTTCTTTGCCATGCGCACCTAAGAAGCCATGTCCTCTATAACACAAATCTTTGAGTACTAATGCTTCAGTAACAGGGGACTCGCTGAAATGCTCATGTATATCATCTTGCAAGACTGCCTCTCTAAAAGGCCTTGAGTCATTAGCATAGTCTTTATTCTCAGCCGTCTTCTGCATAGCGTAAGTCCACTTAGTATTGTGTCCAAACGTTGAGTTATTGTATGCTAGTCCCTTAGCCGCGGCAAAGAAAGGAGATGCACAATCGAATGTAATCTGTAGATCGGGATTGTGATGCTTTCTCACTGCTTTCTGAATGTCTGTAAACAACACTGCATATTCTAAAATAGAGGTTCCTAAACAATGAATTAAATCGTGCTTGCCTTGTTCTAACAAGCCATCATGTATAAGACCTACGATACGTTTTAGCATCAAGTGAATGTCAATTTTGTTCTGGCCACCAAATGCCCAACCATTGAAATGGTTATCTGGATATGCTTTAGGATCACAGTACATTTTCATCTGTTCATACCATTCATCAGATTGAGTATGATTTAGACCCTGAAGTACATTAAGAAACTTGCATTTACCACTACGATTATGAATAAAATAATCATTGTTGATGTGAGTGGCGAGCATTGCTTCTTCGATTGTTTTGATACCGTGTACTGATTTACCGTCTTTACCTTTAACGTGATATGTACTTAATGACTGTGAAGGAATATCTAAACCCATGCCATAATCCATATACGTATCCATCCAAGCAAGGACTTTTTTGCGTTGCTTCATTGCTTTAGGACAATTCGGATCTTTCCAGTCTGCGGGCCACTGACACTTGAGAATCTGAAAACCACCAGAATCTCCTAACATAAATGTGCCCTCTTCCCGCTCTCTGATAATAGACTCGCTTGCTATATCTTTAGTGATATCCAAATCAGCATGACCTGCAGAATACAGGCCCCATTTGTATGTGTACAAACCTTCTTTCGAATTTAGAAAATTAAGACGTTCTACGTCACCACTAAATCCAGCTGGAATACGTTCTTGTGGGAAATATTCTTCACCTTTGCGTTGTTTGCCTAGGCCAGCAATAAAGAAACTACTGACAGCAGGAAGAAATAACGCCCAGTCTGGCTTTTGTTCCGCCGAAAGATTGATTTGGTCCGCCATAATAGCCTTACTTCGCTTGTGCTGGTAATAAATATTCGTAAACTGTGTAACCACTGTCTACTGTAATCTGTGCCGCGCCCTGATCCGAAATACGCACAGTCTTGTCACCAGGAAGATCCATGATTGACAAGAATACTCTGACAGGCCATTGCCATGCACGAGTCAATGTCCCTGTTACTCCAGGTTGAAATACGAAATTGCCTGAGTGAGTTGAAGGATCACCAAAGAAGATTTTAAGTTCGCCATTATCTGTCTTCGTAGTGAAGTTAAGTTCTTCTGAGTTTGCTTGCGCTTGCATTTTTAAACGCATAATACCTGCGATTGTAGGCTCAAACTCTACGTCCCATGTTGCACCTTTAAAAGTTACGTTTCTAACTTTTTCTTCGATGATAGCTTGGGACATTAACCTATAGTCGTTAACAAAGTCGCCTGCGCTAGTTGCAAAGTGAATGGCGCTAGGAACATCAACTCCCTCTTTGTTGGATAAAATCATCCTAACCTCAGAACTCTGATCATAAACATCAAATCCTAAAATAGTTCTGAGTTTGCCTAAGTTAGGCATACCGAATGTACCGATAAAATCTGCTACTGGAGTCTTAGTGACACCACTTACAATAACAGATTTATCTTCTGCGATTGCGTGAATTTGTGATTCTTGAGCAGTCCCCACGATCTTCACTAGGTCAATAATACCTAGTCCGTGTGTGTACTCGATTAAGTCTAATAAATTGTCTTTCATTAATATTCCTCTTATATTATTTAGGTAGATATAGTTGTGTATTATATCTGGTTATTTTGAGCAAAGCAAGTGGTTTGGTTACTTGCCTTACCCGAAACTGAATAACTCATCAAAAGTTGAGTTTGTATTTGTGTTTGCTCTCAAGTCCCACTTAAGAACGCCTAACAAGTTACTGATCTTTTCATCTACTAGGTTTGATTCCATCAAGTTATCATCAAAAGGAAGGTCTTGAAACCATTGCGGAAGCCTCAATTGATCGACTGGATACGCAATGCTCGTGTATCCTAGTGGATTCGGTTTTAGTTTACATACGACAACCTTAAAACCATCCATAATTTCCATAGAATAGTTGTCACAGTGAATTTTTTTGAGTGTGTTCCAGTTCATCGATGCTCTAACATGTCCAGGCATGTTAGCACGACCTGTCTCTGATTTCTTTTCTAACAGTGTGTAATTAGTTAGTTTGTTTACACCCTTCGGAGATCCTTTTTTCCAAGAGTCTTGCTTACCTAATTCAATCTTAAACTCTTTGATTTTTGTAATAATTTCCTCTCGATCTCTTCCATAAAGTGTCATTTCTAATATTTCCTTCAAGAAGTCCTGCACGTACTTAGGAGTATCTGCTCTTTTTAAGTCAAGTCCCATTGCTTTAACTTTCATTGCACCGTCAATATCAGTTCGTTTACCTTCTTTGTCATAGATATTAATCGCATATCTTTTCTTGGTGATGAACAATCCTTTATCCCCACAAACTTCTCTGTCGCCTCTAATGATCTCTCCCTTAGCACGAGGACAATGGAATGCCTTCTCCATAAAACCTGGAAACGATTCATTAACCTGGTCTGACATAGCATCATACAAATCAATAAAGGTTTGTTTTATTTCAGCAATTTCCTTGTCTTTGAATTGGTCTTTTAACACTGGCCATGCAGAAAAATAACAAGAGTCAGTGTCACCGTAGATCATTGCGTCACCACTGTGGTCATATTCACCTGTCATTAGTTCATTGACATAAGCAGACATATGCTTTGTCACGCTTCTTCCAGTTAATGTCACCGACTGTCCTATGCGTTTATCATAGAATCGACAATGTTCATTAAGTAGCGCACCATATGCCGAGTTAAGTAGAATCTTGCGAACTAATTGTCGCTTGTCCCAATAATCTTTATCTACTTTGGTAGTCGATTCTTTCAATTTCTTCTGCATCACTTTACGATCAGCATACCATTTAGACAAGAGTCCAGGAATAATACCTTCTACGTCTGCTCTAAAGATTGTGCCATTAGCACTTAGAATTAAACTGTTGCTTGAATCAAATATCCATTTCCATATCTGTGCCGCGCTCTTTTCTTCTTCACGACCGTCCTCGTAATCAATTGTTAGTATTGTGCCGCGCTCTTGATTCAGAATCGCAGTGTATTCCAATGAACCAAACAATCCTTCCCACAGAACTGGACCTTCTACAGAAGCATCACCTTTTTTGTAGCGAGCCTTTTTCTTTGCCAAGTTTAAGCCTTTTTCTTCCATATACTGATCAGTAAGAGTGTGTCTAACTTGCCCTAAGATAGTCTCTGGTGCCATGTTCAATGCTCTAATAACAGAGGGGTACAAAGAGTTGATATCGATTGAGCCAATCCAGTCGTGTAATCCTTTCTTAGGAGTCGCTACATAAGCGCCTGCCGCTTGACCTTCACTTACTGTATTGATATTCTGCCTGATCTTGTTAGGAACGACCACGCCATGTGAATGTGCTTCGTTCATTATAGCCATTTCAATCATCGCCACTGAACCCATCACAGTTGGAAGCAATACTGTATTTTCGTGTGCTAACTGATTAGCAAGTTCCAAGAACTGTAACTTATCATCAAGTCTCTTAAGTAGCATCGAATCTTGTCTGCTATACTCAATAAACTTTTTAAAGTCTTTGTTGTAAAGTTGGTCTAATGATCCTTCGTACTCAGTCTTTTTCTCACCGAGTTCTAACTCCGCAATTGCATCTAGTTTGTAACTATGACGAGATTCGTAGTTGTATTTTTTATAGAGTTGAAGATAATCTAAATGAATGCGACCTATAAAGTCAAATGTTTGTTCTTCTTTACCGAATCGTTCATACTTTCTTTTCTTCGGTGATTGCCCTAACAAACAAAATCTACGAGTATCATCTTTGCTCATCACTTGTGTCACACGATTAACCATATATGGAACATCATATCCCTCTGAGTTCCACCCCGACAATACATCTGCATCATCGATTAGAGAAAAGAATGCATCAAACAATTCTTTCTCTGTTCTAAACAAGAACGTGTCTGGAAAGTCTTTGATCTCTTCATGTGCTGTATCATACGTCATGTGCGATGGTGGTACTGCCAAACATACTAATTGATCGATCCAATCTAAATATAGACTGATCGCAGTAACAGGATTGAATGGATCACTTGGAGGAGAGTAGCCTTTTAAAGGATCAAAGTCTACTTCGATATCGAAAAAACACTTGTGTAGTTTCGGAGCCTCTACATTAAGATAGTTTTCACTCAGACATCTGAAAACAACAGGAACATCACTTTCAAATATACGTTTGCCAGCATGCATGCGCCGTTCTTTTTCAAACTCTGCTTGTCTACGCGAAGAAAATCGAGATACTTTGGTGTTGTATAGAGAACGCTGTTTTCCTTTAGGATCTTCGTAATACAATACGTAGTTTGTAGGGTACTCTTTAAGCACCCTTTCCCCCGCATTATTTCTCTCTACTACCGTGATTTTTTCCGCTGATTTGTCATGGATTGCATCGACATAACTCATAGTGCTATCATACTATAAAGTTGTTCTGCTTGCAACCGATGAGTCTCCATTCCTGGGTGTTCTTTGTCCAAAGCATAATCCTTAAAAGTTAGCTGTATATCATCAAAAAAATTATTTAATTCAATCAAATCAGGTTTGTTTTCTTGCGCGATTTCCGGTACATTAAGAAAAGAATAGTTCTGTATATTTTTAGAGTGCAATAACATTTCTGCATGTTGTATTGATAACCAATTATTCCAATATCTCTGATTGTTATTTTTGATATTTGTATCACCGAGTAAAGTGGTAAGCATACTTTTATTGATTTCTTTTCTATGTTGAATATCTTTAGTTTTTTTTGATAACTGGTGACCTTCACCATCTCTATTAATCAGTTGGTAATATTCATATCTATCAAAATATGAATATCCTATTACCACTACATCATCTTGTTTAAAGTCTGTTCGTAAGATATCTAGTAAAATTTGATAATTACCAGATCCAGAAGCAGACAAATTTAAACAATCATAACCTAACTTTTCTGCTAATAGACTGGGCCAAGCATACTTACTAGGAGAGTCACTCGGGCACCCATTTCCTATATAGCAATCAGGTAAACTGTGACCATATGTAAATGAACACCCAAAAGTGACTAGTCTCGGCATTAAATAGTTCTGCCAACAGTCTCCAAAATGTCATTTAGTTGCTCATGGTCAGCGTTCGTATCAGTTAGTTTGCTTTTGTGAGCAATTCTGATTGCTTTCTTTAGAATAGAAGACTTGATCTCTAATTCTTCTGCGATTGATTTTACAGTATCGGCGAGTCCTCCGTTAAGAGTTTCGACTTCTTGCATGACACCCATGCCCTCATTTATTAATTGTTTAAGTTTGTTAACCTGTTCTGGATTAAAGTATTTTACTGCCATTAATTTCTCCTGTGAATGAACGTAATTTTATATGCTTAGATATGCAGTATACAGTATTAGCTATACCACGTCTAGCACTTTGGGTGATTTTGCCTTTACGGCCTATCATTATCGTTTTGTTCGATAATTTTTTCTAGCACTGGAAGAGAGACCCCTTCTAGTTTAGCATAATATAACAATGCGTTAGTATCTTTAGGTAAACAATGTCCTCCAAATCCAAAGTAACCATCTGGGCCTGGGACTTGCATGTGACTATTGCCTACTCTTGGATCACATTTCAACATGTCGGTGAATTGCTCCCATGATGTTTTGGCCTGGCTTCGATCATGTAAATCATATAACTCATTGAAGAATGTTACTTTAGTTGCTAACCAACTGTTGATTGAATACTTAATAAGACTAGCAGTTGTTAAATCTGTCTTAAATGTAGGCACAATCTTAACTTTACTATGATTAATGTATGCTTGCTCTACTTCGATACAATCTTGTAACTCCCCACCTAGTATTTGCATGTGTGGGTTAATAAACTCTTGGTTACTATTTGCTTCTGTTAAGAATTCAGGATTGTACACGATTCGTAAATTGGTATAAAGTATTTTAAACTGCTTTAAATGATTCGGGGTGATCGTTGATTTAACAACCACGACACCTTTGTATTCCAACTCATTTAACTCTGCTAAGACTTCGCGAGCCATTTGCGTATCAACATCTAATTGTGTCGCGTGTTGTGGTGTAGGCACACAGACAAATATAATGTCTGCTACATAAGATACTAAACCTGGTATCGTGTTAAAATTGAACTTGGGATCAACAATAAACTGTTCAACATCCACATCAAAGCCGTGACTGACTGCTGAACCTACGAAGCCCTTACCAATAATGCCTAACTTCATACTGTCCCTTTTATTTTTTCTATCAGATATAGGTCTTCATAGTTTGGATCACCTGTATACTTAGGAGCGTCTTTTAATGCTCGGTCTACTCGCATTTTAATATCCCATAAACGTTTTTTGATGGCTGAACGTGTCCAGCCAT